TTAGTTCGTCAAGTCTCTCAGAATTATCTTCATTTTCTTTGCCTTCTAACTCTGCAATTCTATCAGACATTTCTTTAAACTTAGTTTCAAAAACTAAAACTTTACTTGATACTAGGATTCTTTCGTCTATCCATTTTTCTACTGCTTCTAATAGTGCTTTCATATTACTTTCTCCAGTTTATTTAAATTATATATATATATATATATATACTCTATTCTACATTACCAGTACTTAATTACAACCACCAATTAAATAACTATAATGCACTTCACTTACATGGTAAGCATCTCTCCACTTAGTAGACTTAGTAGATAGATAACTACACCAACTGTTCCACAAATTCTCTGTACCATACTCATGGCAGATTTGAATATAGTTACGAATCTTTTTAAGATTGCCTTCTAAACCCTTGATAGTTTTAAGGTTTTTTGTTAGTTTAAAATCATTGGCATCTAAATTATACATCTTTAAATTATGACTATCCATACAGCCAACTAAGCCTGCTGTCAGTTGACACATAAATCCTGCTTTAGCCATTCCAAGACCATCAACTCGAAGAAATATCTTCATCAGGCTCATAGCTTTACTGGCATCTGTTTTGTTGCTGTTGATTACAGCCATGACTTGAGCATACATTTTATGCTTATTAGATTCTAGATATATGTAGGTGTCTTTCTTAAAACCCCAAAGAGCTTTAGCTTGTAGCTTATTAGTTCTAACATCTTGTAACTGCTCACCTATATTCAACCAAGGTTGACGGATGCTTAGTACTGTCATTAAAGTTACACTGCACATATTATCTGCTGATTGCTGTGCATAATGTTGTACTGCTTTAGCGTGTTGAATGTACATAATTTTATCTCCAAAAAAAGCCCTCCGAAGAGGGCAAGCTAGGGGGTTTAAGATATCTTAGATTTCAAATAATTTAAAGCTTCTTTGGCTGTCAGGTCGTAATGACCCCAATTAAATACAGCTTTACCATCTTGGAAGGTCACAGTATGCCCTACATATTTTCTATCTTCATCGAATGTCGGGTTATCAACAGCCCATATAGCTATATCCCGAACACCACAAAAAGATACTAATTCACCACGTAATTCTACTGCTCGTTCCTGAACTGCTTTAATTTTATTAAACATTTTCAAGTTCCTCATTAACTATTTTACAGGCTAGATTCCAAGCCATCATTGCGGCAAGCCATGCTACAGCTTTCTCACTGCTACTAAAACTATTTAGTCTTTCTTTTAAGTCTTCCATATCTTCTGGCGTTACAAAAGCATCCTGACTCTTAATTTTATTTTCCATCGTCTTTCTCCTAAGTACTAGTTAATTTATTGAAGCCTACTACTAACGTAATAGGCTTTATAAATTTACTATACTTGAATCCACTTCAAACCACAAACACTAGGAAAATATTCTCTATTGTGTGTGTTAGTTATATCAGCCACCCAGATTCTACCACTGCTACTAGGTTTATGTGGCGGCACTCCACCTTTAACCACATAGTTCTGTCCATCTCTATCTTGAACTAGTTCATTCTGCCAAACATCTTTTTGGGTGAATTGGTGTACAAGCTTATAGCCTTTTTTAGATATATTCATTCTATTTAGTCCTTTCAAGTTTAAAGATTAAAGTCCATAGACTTATGTTTACAATTATACAAACAACTAACGCTAAATGTTCCATAGCTTTATACCTCTGATTCTTTTGGTTTGTCCTCAACTGAGGCACTATCTCTCTCTTCTTGAGTAAGAAAGATAGAATCTTCATTTGCTTCAGTGTTTTCTGTCCAGTTTTCTGGTAGTTGTTTCATAACATTCACCTTATAAATTCTATTAAAGCCATCCTTGGCCGTTGATAATTCTATTTAGCCTGTAAGATTTTAAGCATTGCATCGAGCTTAGAATCCATATCAGAGACCTTAGTCTCAAGGATATCAACTCTGCTGTCAAGCTTCTTAGCTACGCTATTTACAACTTTAGTAGCTTTCTCTTTCGCTTTAGCCTTCGGCTTCTTGACCAAATCTAGGAATACCTTTGGAACTTCCTGATGCTCAAAGAAGTCTGTGACTTCACCATGAGTCATCTTGGTGTCGTGATCACCATAGAATTTATTCAGGATAGCATGATAGACTTTCTGTTTTCCAAATCTCTCCGAAGGAGATGTCGAGTCAATTCTTGCAAAGTGGCAAGCTACGCCATAGACTTGTTTGGCCGAAGCAATTCTGTTGTTGTCGATATTAACGAAGTTAATGTTGTTCATGGTCATTCTCCAAAAGGTTGGTTAGTCTCTTAATTAAATAACTTAAAAAGTCATAAATGACTTCTTTTTAAGTTATTTAATTAAGAGACTTACTTAGTATCTTCATAACCTTTTATAGGTTATGAAGATACTAAAAAATCTTTATAGTTTTAAAACTATAAAGGGTTTAGTCGTAGACTAAGTTTATTTGGTAAGTTGCTGAAAACTGTTTAGAATTTTAAAGTTTCTTAAAACTTTAAAGTCCTTTCAAGTCTCCCTAGTTTAGTAAACTAGAAATGAGGAGGGACTTCAAAGACTTTAAAGTCTTTGGAATCTTGTTAATTTACGTAGTAAATCTGGAAGGAGCTATAGAACTATGAAGACTTTTAAAGTCTTTACAGGCGGGGCAGGTGGCCATACCCCCACCCACCCATATATACACAATCATATACATTTTGAAAGGCTTTGGAGTGTATACCAGTTAGGCGCGGACCTTTAAAGTCTTTAAAGTCTAGGAGTATCTTTGAGGCGGGGATGTAGATGAGATGGATGGTGATATATATATAGTTATACCCCGATGGGCTATAAGGATATTATACACCTAGAATGCCATTTTGTCAAGCTTTATTTTGTTTTTGTGCAAAAAAGACTTGACAAACCCCGAAATTACTGGTATACTATAGTATATGAAAACTAAAGAACTAACAGTTAAACAACAATCTTTTTTAGATCACTTAGTAGCCTGTGACGGTGACGCTAAGCAAGCCGCAAGATTAGCAGGCTATGCTGAAAACAGCCACCCGTCCGTAGTCAAAGCACTGAAGACCGAAATACTAGATATGGCTGAAGGCATCCTAGCGCAAAGCGCCCCTAAAGCCGCTTTAAAGCTCGTTCAAGTAATGGACAGCGATGCCCCTATCCCGCAAGCTAATATGCGTGTACAGGCCGCACAGACCATCCTAGATCGCGTAGGGCTAGGCAAGACAGATCGACTTGATGTCAATGTAAATAATACTGGTGGTGGTTTATTTATTCTTCCGGCAAAAAACGAAACAGTTATTGAAGGTGTTTATGCGGAGGAGAACTAGTAGCACTATTCCTTTTGGTTATGCTATCAACGAAGCTAACCCAGAGTTTGTAGTAGAGATACCCGAAGAACTAGAAGCCTTAAATAAAGTTCTTCCGATGATAAAAGATAAAGCTCTTTCTTTGCGTGAAGGAGCTATGTGGCTTCAACATATTACAGGCCGTAAAGTCTCACACATGGGCTTAAAGAAAATAGCCGCTAAGCATGGATAAAGATTGGGATATTAATCCCGACAGCTACTTAAAAGACAACGAAGGAAACTTCATACTCAAAGTAGACGGAACTCCGCGCAAGAAAGCAGGTAGAGCTAAAGGCTCAAAAGGACGAGGCTATACCTACCACTCGCAAACCAAAGCGAAGATGGATGCAAAGAAATCAGTAAGAGAAAAGAACAAAAAGTTAAAAGCCGCTCAAGCTAAAGTAGATAATTATAAGAAGTCAATTACAAAAACTAAAAAGACTTTAAATAAACTAGAAGGCAAAGATGCCTCCAACGTCATAGAAGACGTAGAACTAAAACTAGTTCCTCCTTCTTTAGCAACCGAAGCTCAAGAGGAAGTAATCTTCAAAGCCAACGAAGGCCCACAAGAAGACTTCCTTGCCGCAGGTGAAACAGATGTCCTGTATGGTGGAGCCGCAGGTGGCGGTAAGTCTTATGCGATGTTAGTAGACCCACTGCGATACGCACATAGGTCAGCCCACAGAGGTTTAATACTTAGGCGCTCAATGCCAGAACTACGAGAGC